AAACGGTGATGAAGGAGCATACGAGTTTGGAACTCAACTACCTGATCGTAATAGTGTATCAGATACCGCTACAAAAGCAAGAGCAGTCCCAACAAGTCAAGACGCACAACGTCGTGCAGCTCTAACAGGTAGAATAGGATAACACATGGCAGAAGATAAACGCTCGTCGGCGGAATTAACCAACTCTAGAGGAATAGGCAACGGTCCTTATCTTGCAAGGATAATCAGTCACCTTGATCCAAGTTTTATGGGCAGTCTCGAAGTGACACTGCTTAGGGATCAAGGAAATACCATAGGACAAGATACTCAGACCTATGTTGTGAGCTGCGCTCAACCCTTCTTCGGATACACCGGATTTGAGTTTATGGGACAGAATTCTGCGATAGCAAAACAGTCTCAAGGTGAACAAGCATTAGGGCAAAGACCTAGTGCTCAAGGATCTACTACAGCAGAAGCCTATAACGACACACAAAAATCCTATGGTATGTGGTTCGTACCTCCAGATGTTGGAGTCACGGTATTGGTAGTATTCATAGACGGGGACCCATCACAGGGATACTGGATAGGATGCGTGCCTAGTAGATTTGCAAATCACATGGTGCCTGCGATCGGAGGATCAACAGAACTCGATATAGATGCCGCAGACAAGAGAAAGTATGGGGTTAATCAAGATGTTACTAAAAGAACTCCTTTACCGGTAGCAGAAGTTAATAGAAAATTAAATTCCAAAGATCAAACAATTGATGTAGAAAAAATTCCAAAAGCAGTACATCCTATTGCAGATAGATTTCTAGAACAGGGATTATTAGAAGATGATGTTAGAGGAGTTACAACGTCATCCAGCAGGCGCGAAGCTCCTTCGATGGTATTTGGTATATCTTCACCCGGGCCCGTAGATCGCAGAGAAAATGCTAAACGAGCAAACATAGGTTCGATAAACGGACAAACAAGCTCACCGGTTCCTATAAGCAGATTAGGCGGAACACAATTCGTTATGGATGACGGCGATGACAGATATCATCGAGCAACATCTGCAGGATCAGGACCAGTAAAATATATTGATCTTCTTGAAAAGAAAGTAGTAGGCACAGGCGAAACAGCAACCAATGCCGGCGAATCAACGATTCCCTATAATGAATATTTCCGTGTAAGAACCAGAACCGGGCATCAGATATTGATGCACAATTCAGAAGATCTAATTTACATCGGAAATTCTAGAGGAACAACATGGATTGAATTAACGTCAAACGGTAAGATTGATATCTACGCTCAAGACAGTGTCAGCATTCATACAGAAACTGATTTCAATGTGTTTGCCAATAGAGACATTAATTTTGAAGCTGGCAGAAATATCAATATGAAATCCGGAGGCAGACTAAAGGCAGACATTGGAACCAACATGGAACTATTAATAGGAGCAGATGGAAAAATTACTGTGGGATCAAATTGGGATCAAAAAATAGGTGGAACAACAAAATTAGCATCAACTGGTAATATTAATCTAGTATCTGCAGCCAACAATAGATTCACCTCAGGAGCAAGCACACATATAGCAGCAGCAGGAGAGCTTAGGGAAAGTGCCAGCACAATTCATATGAACGGAGAATTAGCAGATGTAGCAGATGTAGCAGAACAAGTAATACCATTAACAACACATGCCAATCCAGCGACATCTACCACAGCCGATTGGGCCACAACAAAATATCAATCAGGAACTATATCCAGCATCATGAAAAGAATTCCCATGCACGAGCCCTGGCTGTTACACGAAAATCAAGCACCAGATCAACTCACACCTGATAAGACCGATAGAGAAGTCTAGGAGATAACATGGCAAATAAATTATACAATCAAAAAACTGTTGCAACTAACACAGCTTCTGTAGGCGACAAAGGCGGAATATTTACCTATAAGGGATTCAATTCTAGAGAATCATCTAAAAATTATAAAATCTATGATATTGATTTAGTCAAGCAGGATTTAATCAATCATTTTTATATTCGCAAAGGCGAAAAATTAGAAAACCCAGAATTTGGTACTATTATTTGGGATATGCTGTTTGAACAATTTACTGAAGATGTGAAAGAAATGATAGCTAAGGATGTAGAAACTATAATCAATTATGATCCAAGGATCGTAGTAAACGAAGTGTTGATTGATAGCACAGATATTGGAATACGCATACAGGCAGATGTCACATACATACCGTTTAATATCAATGAACGCATGACATTTGATTTTGACAAGAATAATTCTATCATTAACTAAGCAGTTAATTTTGTTTGGTAAATATGATATAGGAACTGACAATGACAACAACTAGTAGACAAAATAACCTAATACTCAATGAAGATTGGACCAGAGTCTATCAGACATTTAAGAATGCTGATTTTAAATCATATGACTTTGAAAATCTACGTAGGGTTATTATCACTTATCTAAGAGAGAATTATCCAGAAGATTTTAATGATTATATCGAATCATCGGAATACATGGCTCTTATTGATGCAGTGGCATTTTTAGGACAAAGTCTAGCTTTCCGTATTGACCTAGCATCGAGAGAAAATTTCATCGAACTAGCAGAACGTAAAGAAAGCGTTTTGCGCCTGGCTCGCATGCTCAGCTACAATGCTAAAAGAAACATAGCGGCCAACGGATTAATTAAATTTTCCAGCGTAACGACCACAGAAGAGTTATTAGATTCAAACGGTAAAAATCTCTCTAATCAAATAGTATCATGGAATGACCCAACCAATACCAACTGGTTAGAACAGTTTATCACAATTCTCAATGCAGCCATGGCCGATAATACAGAATTTGGTCGCAGCCAAGGATCTGGAACAATACAGGGAATTCCCACAGAACAATATAGATTCAAGACAACCAGCACCGATGTTCCAATTTATACATTCAATAAAACAGTAGCGGCAAGATCTATGACCTTTGAAATAGTCAGCACAGCATTCAAAGACAGTGATGCAGTGTATGAAGAACCACCTGTACCAGGAAATCAATTAGGATTCATATATCGCAACGACGGCAAAGGGCCAGGAAGCCAGAACACTGGATTTTATCTAATGTTCAAACAAGGCAGTTTAGAACTTGCAGATTTTTCTATAGATGTTCCAACAACTAACGAAACAGTTGCAGTTGATAGTGCAAATATTAACAATGATGATGTATGGTTATTCAGTCTCGGAAGCAGCGGTAATCAATTAGACCAATGGACGCAAGTTGTCAGTTTAATTGGTAACAATATCGCTTATAACAGTTTGACACAAGATATTAGAAACATTTTTGCAGTTGAAACCAAAGAAGAAGACAGAATTAATCTAGCATTTGCCGATGGAGTATACGGTAATCTACCACAAGGTGCATTTCGTGCTTATTATAGAGTCAGTAACGGATTAAGCTATACTATTGCTCCTGCAGAGTTGCGAGGAATTAATATTTCAATTCCGTATGTTAGTAGGAACGGGCAGTCTCAGACATTAACTGTGGGATTAGCTCTACAATATTCGGTGTCATCTAGTGCTGCATCGGAAGATATTGATTCAATTAGAACTAATGCTCCTGCAGTATATTATACACAGAATAGAATGATCACAGGCGAAGACTATAATCTTGCGCCGTTATCTAGTTCTCAAGACATATTGAAAATTAAATCTATAAACAGAACATCTAGTGGTATTAGTAGAAATTTTGATATACTCGATGCCAGCGGAAAATACAGCAGTATAAATGTGTTTGCTGATGACGGGTTTATCTATAAAGAACAGGTAGAAAGTCAATTAAATTTTAAATTTACTAGTAGAATTGAAATATTAAATTTTATTAGACGTAGTGTTGAACCTATTTTTACTGACACAGATGTATATAATTTCTATATCACTAAATTTGATAAAATTCTTTTTACAGACTTAAACAGTGTTTGGCAGAGCGTTACTTCAGATGTTAATATGGCCACAGGATATTTTAAAAACGTGGTTGACAATTCTTTATTAAAGGTAGGAGTATATTCTACCAGCAGCTTAAAATATCTCGCTCCGGGTGCATTGATTAAATTTATTCCCCCTGCAGGATATGCTTTCAAAAAAGGCGAGCTAGTATTGATTGATGCCAACGACTCGGAACAAACGGATAGACTATGGACTAAGACTGTAAGAATAGTTGGTGACGGTACCAATGCCGGCAGAGGAGTGTTAACTACAGGTCTTGGACCAATAACTTTTAATGATCCAGTGCCAACGGGTGCGATAGCGAATCGAATCGTTCCTAAGTTTGTTAATGATTTACCTACAGCACTAGAAACAGAAATCGTTAATCAGATATTCCAAGAATTAAACTTTGGTCTGAGATTTGATGTAGCTACTTCAACCTGGAAAATAATCTCCGCCAGCGATTTAGATCTAGTATCTAATTTCAGTTTAGGTAAAGCGGGAGATGCTACAAACAGTAATTTAGATGCATCTTGGATATTGGCATTTGTGAAAGACGTAGATCAATATGTAATACGAATCCGTGGATTAAATTATGTGTTTGGTAGCGTGGAACAAAATAGATTTTATTTTGATGCTAATGAAAAACAATACAACGACAGCCTAGGACGAGTGGTCAAAGATCAAGTGAAGGTTCTAGGAATCAATAAATCTAGCACAGGATCGGCTGTTCCTATCAGCAACGATTTTACTTTTGAAATCGATGACACAATTAAATTTGATGATGGCTATGAAAGTTCTATAGAAATTAAAGTGGCATTCTCTGATCGAGACGATGATGGTGTTGTGGATAATCCCGAAGCCTTTGAACAGATAGTAGGCGAAGACACACAATTAAACTATTTGTTCTTTGAAGAAATAATTGACGAGGCTGGTTCTCAGGTATATCAATTAGTGGACAATTCAGATAATTTAATATTGATAGTTGAAAGAGAATCGCTGATTACAATTTCTGATTATATAGATGGTCAGTTGATATATTTTTATGATTCTGCAGAAGATCAAGTTAAACGTGTTGATAGAACAACTAATACGCTGATATTAGAAAGTGCATACAAAGGCGTGATAGGACGAGACAATCTTAAATTTCAATATGTACACAACGCCAGTGTTGATAGAAGAATTGATCCTAGTGTAAGTAATATCGTTGACATTTTCTTATTGACTAGAAGCTATGATTCTGCATTTAGAACTTACCTAACAGGTGTAACAGATACTGAACCCGAAGCACCAAACAGCGACAGTTTAAAGATCAGCTTCGGTACCAAATTAGATGCTATTAAATCTATCAGCGACGATATCATTTATCATCCTGTGAAATACAAAGTATTGTTTGGATCAAAAGCAGAAACAAAATTGCAGGCGCAATTTAAAGTGGTTAAAAATCCCGGACAAACAATTAATGATAATGAATTAAAAGTTAGAATAGTCACTGCCATTAATGAATTTTTTGATATCGCAAACTGGGATTTTGGTGATAGATTTTATCTCAGCGAATTAGTTACTTATGTGCTGAATCAAGTAGCACCCGATATCAGCAACATAATAATAGTTCCAAGACAGACAAGCCAGTCATTTGGTAGTCTGTTTGAAATACAGAGTGGTCCAGATGAGATTTTTGTTAACGGCGCCACAGTAGATGACATAGTGATAGTTTCTGCGATAACCGCATCTGAGGTTAGAGCACCTATTAATAGTATTGTAACCACAACATAATATGGCAGATAAATTTCCAAAAAGCGGATTACCGATTAGAAAAACAGTAGACCTGTTGCCTTCGATATTTAGATCAGAAACCAATGACAAATTCATGTCTGCGGTAGTTGATCCGTTGGTTCAACCGGGATCATTAGAAAAATTAGTAGGATATATTGGTCGTAGATATGGCAAGACATATCGTAGCCCAGATGTTTACCTAGATTCTGATAATACACTAAGAAGTCGATATCAATTAGAACCAGGAGTCGTTGTTAAAAAAGATGATGGGTCTGTGGAAAAATTTTATGACTTTATTGACTTTAAAAATCAATTAAAATTCTTTGGCAACAATGATGAGCGTGATAATCTAATAACATCACAGGATCACTACAGTTGGAATCCTCCTAAGCACTGCGACAAATATGTAAACTTCCTCGAATGTTATTGGATACCAGAAGGACCACCACCAGTTGATGTTTATGGACAACCTCGCACAGTGGGCAGTCAATACGGTGTCAAGCTAGGTGTAAATTCATTTATTCTAAGTCCGGATGGATATACTAATAATCCTACTCTGACATTATATCGTGGCGAAACCTATAAGTTTAAAGTTAACTGTCCTCAAGAGGGATTTGTTATTAGAACCAATTATGATACTGGTTCGCTGATATTCAATCCTAACAGAGCCTATGCCGCAGGGCAGTTTGCAGTGTACGACGGCAAATTATGGAAAGCTAATACCGATATTTTACAAGGTGACGACAGTACCATATCTACAGAAAACAGCAATTGGACATACGTAGAAGATATATCCACAGGAACAGCACTTGACTATAACAACGGTGTGACCAATAACGGTGTCGAAAACGGCATTCTAGAATTTAAAGTTCCTTATGATTCGCCAGATGTACTGTTCTATCAAGGAAATATAACACCTGATAGATTTGGTCGTATTGTAATTGCTAACATCGAATCAAATACTTTCGTTGATGTTGAAAAAGAAGTCATAGGTAAAGAAACATACACCAGCGGTAATGGAGTCAAGTTTACCACGGGATTGATTGTAGAATTCAAAGGCAATGTAACCCCAGCAAAATATGCCACAGGCCGTTGGGTGATCGAAAACGTAGGTGTTAAGATTAATGTGGTTAACTGGGATGATTTGGTTATCCCTAAACTGGCAAAAACTGTACCTGAAATAGTTTTTGATAATGCGGGATTTGACACAGAACCCTTTGATGATGCTAGTACATATCCTACAGAACAAGATTACATTGTTGTTAGTAGAGATAGCATAGATCTCAACCCTTGGACACGATATAATCGTTGGTTTCATCGCCAAGTTCTAGAATACGCACATCAGTTACGAGGAGAAGATTTCTCTGCTCCGGAAACTGCTAGAGCTAAACGTCCAATCTTTGAATTTTTACCAGGCATACAATTATTCAATCATGGACGTATCGCAAAACAAACAGTTGACTATATTGACGATTACACCACCGATGTTTTAACTAACATTGAAGGTAGTACAGGTTACAGCATCGACGGAGAATCACTATTTGAAGGTGCAAGAATTTTAGTCGTTGCAGACGAAGATGATTTAACAAATAATAAAATTTATCAAGTGCAGTTTATCATGCACAACGGAAAAAAACAAATTCACCTAGCGGAACCAGCAGACAGCGATTCCGCAGAAGGTGAGTGTGTACTGATTCGACGTGGTTCAAAAAATGCAGGACTAATGTTCCACTTTAACGGCACTGCATGGGTTAAAAGTCAAGAAAAAACCAAAGTAAATCAAGCTCCTTTATTTGATGTATACGATGCCGATGGCATAAGTTTTGCAGATCCAGAAAGATATCCCGAAAGTACATTTGTTGGTTCTGAAATCGTAGGGTATAAAGTTGGAACAGGACCGATAGATTCTAAATTAGGATTTCCATTAGCTTATCTTAATATCAATAACATTGGCGATTTGTTGTTTCATTTTAATTGGGATACTGATACCTTTAGATACAAAGAAGGCACTGAGACCGTAACTCGAAGAATAGCCACAGGTTTTTATTATCTAGATGATTCTGGAGGCTATGGCGGCTGGGGTAATGGATGGATAGATACTTCTAGAAAATATCTAATGCCATTAATAGACAGCGTAATAATAACAGAACCTACCAATACTCTAACACTTACTATTATTGATTGGAATGAAATAGAAAGCGATAGCGATTATGAAATTAGATTCTATCTCAATGGCGGAATATTTAAAAGCCCGTACACCCGAGATTTTAACAAATTTATTTTCAGTGAAAAAACATTCGAAGTAAATGACATTATATCTATTAAATTAGTAACCGATGTTCCGCCAGACACTGGGTATTATGAAATACCTATGGGGTTAGAAAAAAATCCTCTTAACGCACCTGTAGCGGAATGGACACTTGGCCAAGCAGCTGACCATTTGAATTCTGGATTGGATTTTAATCCTAATTGGACTGGAGTAGTTCCAGGACTAAATGATCTACGAGACATTCCATTAGACGAGTTTGGAAAATCTTGGAACACTTACAGTACCAGATACATGCATCATTCTGGGATAGCACCAATTGCGGTAAGCCTGTTGTGTGATAAAACAAATAACGTCATCAAGGCTCTGCAGTATGCTAAGAAATCATATACTAACTTTAAAAATAATTTCTTAGATAGAGCTACAACATTGCCATACAACGACAATGTCGCAGATTTCGTAGATGATATTATCGCAGATCTAACCAGAACAAAAACCATAGACAGTGCGTTTGCTGACAGTGACATGATCGGTAGCGGTGCTTATACAGCTATAAAATATATTGTTGAAGACACCGGAATTAACACATTCGCTCTCTCTGCAAAATTCTCATTAACAGAACTTAGTCGCAGAGCTGTATATGTTTATATTAACAATCAACAATTATTGAATGCCAAAGACTACGAGTTCAATTCTACATTTGGTTTTGTTATTATCAGCAAAGCCTTAGCAATTAACGATTTAATTGAAATCAGAGAATATGTATCAACAGCAACAAATTACATTCCCACAACTCCAACAGCTATTGGATTGTATAAAAAATATACTCCTATGCAATTTGTTGATGACACGTATATAGAGCCGAAAACAGTCATACAAGGACACGATGGCAGCATCACTATTGCATATGATGATTTCCGAGATCAATTGTTATTAGAATTAGAATACAGAATATACAATAATATCAAACAAGAATATAATGAATCTTTGTTTAGCATTGATAAAGTTGTTGGTGGATATTATGGAAATGCTTTATATACTAAACCTCAACTTGATGCCGTGGTAAATCAAGAATTTTTAAAGTGGATACAAAACACAAATATTAGTTACACCGCTAACACGACCTTCGATTCAGAAAACAGTTTCACATATACCTATACCAACATGACTGATCCAACGGGTCTGCAGAGCTTGCCTGGCTATTGGAGAGGAGTGTATAAATGGTTCTATGACACAGATCGTCCTCATCGTTGCCCTTGGGAAATGTTAGGTTTTTCTGAAATGCCAACATGGTGGGAAGATGAATATGGACCAGCACCATACACCAAATACAATTTAATTTTATGGGAAGATCTGCGTGACGGCATCATTCGCCAAGGAGATCGTAAAGGTATCTATGACAGATATAAAAGACCATCTCTGATGTCACATATTCCAGTTGACGGCGACGGTAAACTTTTAAGTCCACTGGATTCAAATCTCGCAGGCGACTTTGCACTAATTAATAATCAAGGTTTGTTTGTCCTTGGTGATATTGCACCAGTTGAATATGCTTGGAGAGCTAGCTCAGAATGGCCATTCGCTGTTACAATAGCAATGTGCTTGATGAAACCATTTGATTTTATCAATGACAGTCTTGATAGATCTAGAGTGAAATTAAACAAGCTAGGTCAAACTGTGCATAAAACCACAGATCTCTTTATCACATTAAATGATATTGTGATGCCTGTGGCCGGCAGTGATCAAACTGCTGGATTGTTAAACTATCTTGTAGATTATGCAAAATCAATCGGCGTGCCCATAGACGAAGTTACTAGAAAAATAAAAAATCTTGATGTAAGACTGACTACACGGTTAAGTGGGTTCGTTGACAAAGGTCAACAGAGATATCTTTTAGACTCTAAGAGTCCAAAATCAGTCAGCAGCAGTGTATTTGTACCGCCAGAAAATTATGATATAATTTTTAATGTCAGTGCACCAATCTCTAATGTAACCTACAGCGGAGTTATTTTAGAAAAAACAGAAGGTGGCTGGATTATCACAGGTTATGATGATTCAACGCCATATTTCAATTATACCGATGTGTCACCTAATCAAAAGGATCCGCTAATATCTGTAGGAGGTGTGTCAGAAACTTTTGTTAACTGGGAAGCAGGAAAGCAGTTCAATAATGGACAGATTTGTAGATTAAACAATACTTTCTATAGAGCGTTGAAGACACATACAGCCGGTACTGAGTTTGACAATACTTTATGGAAAAAATTACCTAAACTGCCATTGATAGGCGCAGTTGAAGCATTCAGAAGAAGAAATTTCAATAGAGCTGTTAAAAAATTAAGTTATGGGACTAAATTGACCGCTGTACAAGAAGTTGTTGATTTCTTATTAGGCTATGAAGAATATCTCAAATCCCAGGGATTTAAATTTGATAGATATGATGCTGAAAATCAAGTGGCACAGGATTGGCTAACCAGCTGTAAAGAAT